AAGGATAAGGAGTTCCACCTGCTGCTCCAGCTGTTCCTGCTGAACCAGCTGTTCCACTAGATCCTGAAGATCCACTTGTTCCTGAACTACCACTACTTCCACTAGTTCCAGATGATCCACTACTTCCACTTGATCCTGATGTTCCTCTTGTTCCTGATGTTCCACTACTTCCACTAGAACCAGATGTTCCACTACTTCCACTAGATCCGCTAGTTCCAGAACTTCCACTACTTCCTGATGTTCCTGATGATCCGCTACTACCAGATGTTCCTGAACTTCCTGATGAACCACTTGAACCGCTACTACCATTAGCACCAGAACTACCACTTGAACCGCTACTACCATTAGCACCAGATGATCCAGAAGAACCATCAGCACCACTACTTCCACTACTTCCACTTGAACCAGTTTCTCCAGATGAACCACTAGAACCACTACTTCCTGAACTTCCTGATGTTCCTGAACTACCACTTGATCCTGAAGTTCCTGATGAACCACTAGTTCCACTTGATCCTGATGAACCACTAGAACCGCTTGTTCCTCTTGTTCCACTTGTTCCTGAACTACCAGAAGAACCAGAAGTTCCACTAGAACCACTAGAACCTGATGTTCCTGATGACCCAGAAGAACCAGATGTCCCACTACTTCCACTTGAACCTGATGTTCCACTAGATCCACTACTACCTGGAGCTCCTGTAGCTCCTGAACTTCCACTTGAACCACTACTACCACTAGTTCCACTTGAACCACTAGATCCACTACTACCTGGAGCTCCTGAACTTCCACTTGATCCACTTGAACCACTACTACCACTAGTTCCACTTGAACCACTAGAACCTGATGTTCCTGATGATCCTGAACTTCCTGAAGTTCCAGATGAACCACTAGAACCAGATGTTCCAGATGAACCACTACTACCTGAAGTTCCACTACTACCTGATGATCCAGAAGTTCCACTAGAACCACTAGAACCTGATGTTCCTGATGATCCTGAACTTCCTGATGTTCCACTAGATCCTGATGATCCTGATGTTCCACTTGATCCAGATGATCCTGGTGCTCCAGTTTGTCCTGAACTACCACTTGAACCAGAACTACCAGATGAACCACTACTACCACTTGTTCCTGAACTTCCACTTGAACCAGAAGTTCCACTTGAACCACTAGAACCTGAACTACCTGCTGGTCCTGGTGCTCCTGCTAAAGATACATCCCAATCACTAAATGTTCCTACTCCAGTTGTAGTTGTAACGTCTACTATTAATTCTCCAGTTAATGGATTGTATGATGTTATAGTTCCTTCAAACTTATGAGAAGCATCATTAGCAACAACTATAGATTGTCCAACGGATAATTGCAATCCAGTTTCAACTGTTAATGTTTGAGGATCATCTCCTAAATCTAATTCAGTAGAAGATGTAGTTGTATATCTATCACCTGCTTGTCCTGCTGTTCCAGAACTACCAGCTGAACCAGATGAACCAGAACTTCCAGATGAACCTGATGTTCCTGAAGAACCACTTGAACCAGATGTTCCTGATGATCCAGAACTACCTGATGTTCCACTAGAACCTGAACTTCCACTAGATCCAGATGTTCCTCTAGTTCCAGAAGTTCCACTTGATCCAGCTGATCCGCTAGTTCCAGAACTACCACTTGAACCTGATGTTCCGCTTGATCCACTTGAACCTGAAGTTCCACTAGAACCGCTACTACCAGTTGAACCTGAACTACCAGAAGATCCAGAACTTCCAGATGAACCTGATGTTCCACTTGATCCTGCACTTCCACTAGATCCAGAACTACCTGATGATCCACTAGTTCCACTTGAACCACTAGAACCAGATGAACCTGAACTACCAGATGTTCCACTAGAACCACTACTTCCAGAACTACCTGATGTTCCAGAAGATCCAGAACTACCTGATGTTCCACTTGATCCAGATGAACCTTCAGCACCAGATGATCCTGATGAACCAGAACTTCCACTTGAACCAGATGATCCTGATGAACCAGAACTACCAGATGAACCACTTGTTCCTGAACTTCCTGAACTACCACTTGATCCACTAGAACCAGATATTCCACTAGAACCACTACTACCACTTGATCCAGCAGCACCAGCTATAGCAGTCCCACCCATACCTACAGCTATTGAATGGTCATGGTCAGGAACAGAACCAGTCGGACCAGATCCTTGAATACCAATTCTTACTGTTACTAAATTTGAAGTTAAATTAGGGGATATTGTGGTGAGTTCAATTACTGTTTCATTACTAGTAGAGTCATAATAACTATCATAAATGTTTCCAACTTTGATACCATCTACACCGCAGTCTGCACGAACCGCACGACCAGTATTGAATATATTTAATTGGTCACCAACTACGGAAAACAATTTAGTAGTAACAAAAGTTGCTACAATTCCTGACATTCTTTAATCCTCCACCAGAAGGGTTCTATATATATATTTGTTCTGGTTTTGTTCCTGCAAAAAGTTTAAAATTTTGTAGTAGAAGTTTAAACACCAGGTGGTGGTTCTACTTCAATAACATAATCTGATATTCCAAATTGTGCTGATATAGAATTAGCTGTATTACTAGAAGCAGCTACATTTGTATATCTATGAATAGGTTTATATCTTAAAGTAGTAGAATTTATTTTTTTTAATCCAATTGTATATATATCAGCTTGTGTTGAAGAAACAGATGCTAATATACCAGGACTGAAAAATCCAAAATAGTTGTTTGTATTTAATACTATTAGATCGTAATAAGATGAAAAATCTCCAAAGTTGGATAAAGAATATATTCCAATAACTTTTATATATCCTGTTTCTCCACTAGAAAATACAGGACTACCCAAAGAATTATAAACTACAACTCCATAATCAGGAAGAGCATGTATTAATTCTGATCTCCAACACATCCAAGGAACTGTTAGTCCAGCTGTATCTGATATTATCTTTGCTGCAGTTATATCTGAACCACTTTTATCATAAGATGGAATAGCAACATATCCTCCAGTAACTGGTTGAAATAAAACTATAGGAATAGCATCTGTATCTGTAATATTAATTGTATACAAAGTGTCTGCGTTAACTATATTAATAGTTCCTTTTTCAGCGTAATTTAAGAAAGGAGATTTACTATCAATAACAATTCTATTGTTTAAATTTTTTATTAAAAGTCCATATTCTGCCATAGTTAGTATCCAAATAAAATAAGAAGAGTATCACCATAAACAATGGTTGAAAATAAAGTTGAAAACATTCTTCTTGTTGTAACTATAACATCATAACCCGAAATACTTATTCCTGTTGCACAATACGCCATTTTGTTTGTTTCTAAAGAAATAGCAAGACAATAGAAATCTGATCCATCATTTGAGTTAGCTTCTGGAAGAACATTTGAAAATGTTGTAGTTCCAGCTGAAGATATAACCGTGGATGCAACTGCTCTTAACCATCTATCTGCTACTTGTAAAATAGTAGATCCATCTTCATTGTAAATTTCTATTCCATAGTTCCCGGTTTCTGTAGAATACTTAACTCCAATTTCAATAAAGTAAATAGAAGCTTGATATGCTGTCGTAGTATTTGCATTCTTTGCATACATACTAATATCTAGATTTCTAACATCATTCCATGTCCATGTTGCAGGAGCATTTGTTGCTTTTGTTATGTCCCAAGTTCTAGTTGTTTTACCAGATGAAGAATAAACCATAGAATTATCTAATCCATCAACACCATTGTATATAGGCAACATATATAAAGTTAGATTAGAACTAGCTAATTGATAAGTAATTCTTATATATACATTTGAAATTGGATTATCTGCATCATCTAAAGCAGGAACATTATTACCAGTTCCTTTTATCCATTTTGTAGTTTCTTTTGCAACATTCTTTGGAACAATTCTATATGCATAAGTAGTATTATCATTATCAAAAGCGTTAGTATCATTTGTCCAGTTCGTACCTGCTTCACTACCAGAATTAAAATAAAACCAGTTTTGAACTGAAACTACTGACATATATTATACCTCAATTGCTTGAACCCATCCACTAGCTATAGTTCGTATTGAACAATAAATGTAAATAGAAACTTCTTTAATCTTTATTACGCCAACAGAATTAGTTCCGTAAACAAGAAATTCAATTTTCTTCAAATCCTTCCATAACCATGGACAATATTGAGTATCAAATGGATTGTTATAACCAACTATATCAATATAATCTGTATACGTTCCATTACCAATAGTTATATAAATCCCAACATCTTCTCCACTTATTGTAGCAATAAAAGTAGTAGAAGCATTAGTATTCTCTCCATACAAATAACCTCTAACTCCAATGATTGGCCCATATAAGTTTTCATCCACTAATGGAATAGTAAAGTACAAGATTGGAGTTGTAGAATCTGATTCTTCAGAATATTCTCCATAAGTATCAATAGATCCATCATTAATATTATCTATATTAATCCATGCTGTTGCATCATCAATTACAGTTTCTGGATACACTTTTATTCTGTTACAATATACTTCAATATATATCCAAAAGAAAAGATAAACATCTAAAGTTTTTGAAGAAACAACACTTGTGTTTTCTCCATATACTTTATATCCAAAAGAAAGATTCTTAACATCAGTCCATGAAACCAAAGATGTTGAATCAGAAATAAGATCATCTGTAATATCAGTAGTATGAAACATATAACCTGTAACTAATTGTTCTGAACCTTCAACTCCATTTAATAATGGAACTATATATGTTTTAACATTTGCATCTTGATTAATACTCACTGTATATATAGAAACAGACTTTATTGGAAAGTCATAATCATTGAATTCTGAGGTTATAGAAAAAGGATTTGTATAACCATAACTTATCCATTTAGTAGTTTCTTTACCAGAAGAAGCAGGAATAGTTCTTTGATAATGTTCATCAACTAGAGACCAATCAGCAGGATTAGCAAATGAAAGTTCATCATAAGAGGTTGAATCATAAGATGGAATTAAATAAGTTGTATAAGTTTCATAATTCATTATGTTAGTTTTCCAATCTTAACTCTTACTACTGCTGCATTATCAGTTACAATTATTGTATCACCAGACATTACAGTATTACCATCATCTGAAGATATAGTAACTAATCCAGCATCAAGAGTTCCTGTTTGAATATTACTTGCAGTTAACAATCCAGTTATGATCTTACCACCATCAATAATAGTATTGTCACAATCCGCAGCACCAACTGTATCTAATGCAGCTAGATCACCAAGTGTTGGTTTATCTCCTATATTAGCATAACCAGTTGTTCCACTTCTAAAAGTTACAGCTGCATTAATATCTACTTTATAAGTTCCATCGTTATAGAATTTGAATACTGGTGTTCCTGATCCTCCTAGATTAATAGTTTTAGCATCTAAATCAATTTGCATTCCTGCTGCTGCACCGTAATCTGAAGATTGAAGTGTTCCTGCTACTATGGTTCCTATATCAGCACTAATAGCAGATAGACTTTCTATAGCAGCTAGTTCAGAAATTAATAATCTAGAAGGAATGAACTCATAAACTATAGTAGTATAGGTTCCAGTAAAGTATAGTCTAACATACTTAGCAGTTATGTTATTTGGCCAACCAGCATAGTTAAATCCAGCAGCTAGTTGAAAGTAATTAGTTATAGCTGCTGCTTGATTAGCTGCAGTAACTAAATTTGAATTTGCATCTAAAGTATGATCTGCTTCTCCAGATAACCATGACCAACTAGATCCATCTACAGAATATCCAACATAGATTCTACCTGAAGCATTATTAGTCCAGATTGCAAGTCTATCAAAATAGTTTTCAATGTTATAAGCATATTGAATATACTTATCTACACCAGCTAGAACATAAGTAACTCCATCACTAGCATAGTTTCTATCATACAACTTAGCTAAAGTAACTGCAGTATTAGAATCACTATCTGTCATTGTTATTGAGTCTTCTAATTCAACATCTACGTTTATATCTGGAATGATTAATGGACTTGCTCCAGCAGGAATTTGACTAGCTGTTCCAATACCAAACTTATCATAAGGAACTATTCGAACATAGTAAGTAGTTCCATATGTTAATCCAAAATAGTTAAAAGTATTTACTGGATAGTTAACATAACCAATTACATCAGTTGGAGGATTTGCTGTTCCACCTTTTATAGCATAGTAATACATATCATTATCTGCACTATTAGCCCAATCTATTTGTAGATATCCAATCTTTGCAGTAACTGTTGGTAGTGTTCCAGACATATCAGGAGCTGGATTATCAGCTACTAATATAGCAGCATTAGGAGAAACTTGACCATAGACATCTATAACATATACTTTGAACTTAATTTGTCTTATTGGAGTTCCTGCATTATCTTCATTATTCTTTTCAAAAGTATAGTTGTAGTAAGGGAATTGACTTGACTCTTGTCTTAATAGTAAATCAGCTACTGTATAAACTACTATCCTATATTCTCCAAAGGTAGTAGATGTTGCATCATCCCATTCTATTTCACAATCTTGACCATCAAATTCATCACCACCACCTTTAACTTGAAGTCCAGTAACATCTTCAACTACAGCAGGTGTAGTATCAAATGCTTGAGGACCACTATATGCCCATGCAGAGAATCCAATAATACCAGATGTTCTTACTCTAAAGTTATATGTTTCTGTATATAGATTAGTTGGTCTCCAATCTAAAGAGTTGGTTGCTGTAGTTCCAATATCATAATAAGCACTATCTGGTTCTTTTACTTGAACTTGATAGTAGTTCTTTCTTGGATCTGTAGAATGAACCCAGCTAATTAATACTCCCCACTTATGAACTTGATTAGGACCTTCTACATAGTCATATAGTTCAGCTACTACTGTAGTTGGTGGTTCTAATACTCCATCTGGTAATCTTGAAGTAGGAGCTTCATCAAAGATAATACCTTCTTCAACTCTAGCATACTTATTTGGATCATATAGTAAAGCTACTATTTCATACTTACCAGGTTCTACTTCTCTATTAGTTACGATTCTAAATTGTCTTGTTTCTAGATTACTAGCAGATATTACCCAGACTGCAAATGCTTCTGCTACGTCACCAGCATCTATAGCAGCAAATGTTAGTGTCACTCCAGTATAAGGTTTAGCATTAGTAACAGTTACTTCTTTTAAAGTTCCTGCTGGAGTCTGAAATGATAAAGTATATGTTTCACCAGCAGATAAAGTAATAGCATTATCTATAACTAATTGTGTAGTTGTACATGATACTGTTCTTCCACCAAATCTAGTAGCTGCATAGTGATTATCTGCTACTTGAATTACTTCACCAGGAATTGCATCTATATGATCCCAACCTGCTGTATATCGAACTGTTTCTGTAGCATTTAGTTGTGTATCTAATAACCACTTGCCAATTCTTTTTGCTTGACCTCTAGATGTGCATCCAAATGCAGTTATGTCTACTGGTTTATATCCATAAGTAACTATACTATCTGCATCGTAATATGTTTCAATTGCAACTCTACCAAAGTCATCTAAGTCATTCCATGCTACATTTACTACTGTATTTCTTGTCTTTAATGAACTACCTTCGTAAGTAAATAGTCCATCAATAACATTAGAATTAGTTACTACTCTTGTAGCACTAGTTGGAATGTCTTGAATAGCTGATATATATGCATTTGAAAAGATAGGAAAGGATCTAAAAGTAGATGCCATATAAGATATAACTTTATAAGCTTCTTCTCTAGTTTGAATAACACCATTGAATGAGAATCGAACTTCTTTACCACCAAATCCATCATCAACTCCAACGAAGTCACCATTGTTATCTACAGCATCACAGTATCTAGCTATAGTGTATAAGGCATACTTATCTATATAGCTTTCATCAATACCAGCTCCATATCTAGTATTAGTTAATAGATCGTAGTAGACCCAAGCTGGATTATTACAATAACCAGTAGTAAAAGTTCCATTCCAAACACCAACATAATGATGAGTGCTTGGTGTATAGTTAGCTGGATACTTAATTTTCAATCCTTGTATTCTATATGCTCTATTTGGAACTGTATCGCCAAATTGTTCAGAATCTATTTCACATCCAACCAAAGCTGTATCTGGATATATTAATTTCTCATTAATAACAGTTGTATAAGTTAACCACCAAGTAGCATTTTGAAGCTTAGCTGAATCTGAATCTGCTGTTAATCTTTCTAATTTAATGAACCAAGGACCAGCTCCATAAGTAGCAGTCAAATCAGTAACTAGATAGCTTCTTTGATACTCTGATGTACACTTACCTGATATAGTTAAAGTTGTATTCTCAACATATACTCCAGTAGATTGAGGAGCTATTGAAATCTTTATTTCAACACTTGTTGCTCTAAGGTCTCCATTATCTGCTTGAGTTAATAAGGTAGGAACTTGAACTGTTACACGAACATCATCTATATCTGCATCATTAATATTTCTTATAGTTGGTGCTCCGTATTTCATTTCTACGTTAACACCGATTTCACTTTCTACTTTTGAGAATCTAGGAATATAGTCTTGAGTTGGGGTTCCATTTCTAGTCCATACAGTTACACCAGTAAAGTTAGCAGTAGCTCCAGTATATAAAGGAACTTCATTTAGATATATAGATTCATTCCCATCTACTAGACCTTCAATTTCACCTTCGCATAGTAAGTCTATAACTCTAGCTGTAGCTTTAGATCGTAGAGTATTTGGATCTTCTACAGGGATATATGCAGAACCTCCACCTCCACCACCTTTAGAACCTTCTATATCTTCTAGATTAATTTTGATTTCATCCATTATGCTGTCTCCACGACCTCTATAGCTGCTGAGATAATAGTTGATCCAATAATAAACTCCCCATAGCATATTGGAATTGGACCACCTTGTTCAGAAGTATTTACTGGACCTGTAAAAACAAAGGATGGTCTTTCATCTGGATTATTTCTTTCTGGAGGAGGTCCTGGAACTGGAGTAAGTAATTGAACTATTCCAGAAATCATTAATCCAATACCAAGTTGAATTAATGGAGTTCCAGCTCCACCACTATAAGCACTAACTATAACTCCAACAATAATCAGAATAACTCCAAGTATAACATTTAACCATCCAGATTTACTACCTTCTATAACTGGACACAAATGAAAGTCATCCTTACCAAAATTCATTTTCAATTCTTCAACTGGTAGATCTCTTCCTGATTCTAAAGTTTCTCCTTTTACAAATACGTAATAACCTTTCTTTAACTTCTGTAAGAACTTTGGATAGTTTGCTGCTAGTGCTCTAATAGTTTCTGCTGGACTAGATACATCGAATTGATGATCTCTACCAAACTCTTCTTCCAGATGCCCGTAAAGTTTAACGTTCCTTAGCATTTATTTACTCCTACATATCTCAAGTATTTCTCCATGAATCTTTCGTATATATACATTGGATCTTGTCTTGAGAATCTTCCGTATAGATGATGAAGTATTAGATTACCACCAACATAGATTCCACAATGGTTTAAAACTGTAGCTTGAACCTTAGCGAAAAAGAAATCACCTGGTTGTAGTTCTTCTTTACTAATGTAGATAAAACCTGCTTCTTCCATACCGTCTTCAAGCATCTTTTCTGGAATCTTTACTTCTCCAGTTCGTCTATCTTTTGACTCCCAAAAGAAGTTTTCTCTAGGATATTGAGGAATTAATATATCTTTTTGTCTCAAATAGTCTCGAACTAGACCAAAACAGTCATACGCCGAAAAAATAAACTGTCTACCTAATAATGTTTGAACTGGAAGTTGATCTCCAAAGAACCAAAATTGTTCAACTGCTAGATTCTTATTTAGAGAGCAAATACCCCAAGGAATGTTTGAATTTATTTGGCCAATCATATCTTTCTTGGATCCATGAGGATAACTATCATGACTATGAACTATACACTTTATTCTATCTACATATTTCAGATAAACTTCTGGACTAATTTTAAAGTCATTTAACTTGTCTTCTGCAATATTTTCACAAGGAACAAACTCATCTTCAAGAAAAAATCCACAAGCTTCATTGGGATACAAACTTCTTGCATAATCAATAAAACTATTCTTTAACTCTTGAGAAAAATACTCAAGTTGTGGACCATTAAAATAATCTCTCATTTATCCTCCGTTTTCTATATATCTATGACAAACTTTACAATATGTATTCCACGCTCTTGCTTCCATACATTTATAATCTTTTGGATCCAAAGTATTATGCATTTCTAATCTATAACCATCGTATTTTTCTCTGTGTTCTTCAAGTGTCATTCCACATCTTTCACATTTAGATTTACCAAACTTATCCCAAGCAATTCGGTGCCAATAAATAGAATCTCCTCCTTTCCAACTTGCACTTTTTTCTTTAACATACTTTCCTTTTAAAGATTTTGATATTTTTTCTTTAGTCTCGTTTGTAATTATATTTCCTATATTAATTAGTCTTAACTTTTCTTTTGTTTCTTCAGTAAGATGTCTTCCAGTCATAAACTTACTAATTTTTTTTCTTACTTCATCTCGTTTAGATATATTATTTTCACCAATCATATCTATTCTTTTTTTTCCAGTAATAGAGTTTCTAATTTTTTCTTTTGTTTCTTCAGTAAGATGTCTTCCTTTTAATTTAGATTGTTTTCCTTTTAGTGCTTCTCTTATTTTTTGTTTATGCTCTTCTGTTTGTTTATATCCCTTTTTAAACATTTCCAGATCCTCCATATATAAATTTATATTTTGTTCTGGAAATTATTAATTAAACTACGACTCACCGTCTCCAGGGTCGGCCCGCTCTGGCCACCCCTGGAAAAGCTCTTGTTGGTAATTCGTCTGTATCTAAAGGATAACGTAATTGACAATCACTAATTCTTCTACCACACTTATCATCTTCTGGATCAACAACTATTTCACCATCTTCATCAAAATAGTCAGTTCCAGTATATGGACAAGTAACTCCTGTATATACAAATGATCCACCACTATATATTCTGTATCTATGGGTACAAGTATCCCTTAGTATTTGTCTTCTAGGAATATATTGTCCAGTAAGATCTAGAAATGAAGTTAACTCCCATTGAATCATATACTTATTGTGACCAACCTTTCTATCTACTATATAGATATCAACTGGGAATTGAGCTGTTGGATCTGCTTCTGGTTCTCCATCTAAATATTTCTTGAATGTTCTTCTTCTAGTTAACTTTGCTCCAACTAGGTCATTCAATGAAGTTACTAAAGAAGCAAATGTTAAGTTCACATTAGCTACACTTATCTTTGGTCTTGGTTGTGTTCCTTCACTAGTTACTTCAAATCCTTCTAGCTTAACATCTAGTGGTTGATATTCTACACCATTGAAGAATACACTTGTAGATACCTCACTGGTAGCATCCGTTATAGTATTAGGAGTAAAGTAATATGTTATACCACCTATATCCGTGCAATCCAAATCAAATAAAACTACATACTCTCCAGGTTCAGAAGATTGAACATCCGAAGCTAATGCTGCATCTAGAGTCATAGATCATACTCCCTTTGAAAGCTTGCATTTAAACTATCTACACCACTACCTGTTTTAGTTCTACCCCATTCTGCACAACTCCACTTTTTACTTACTGCTTCACCAGGAGGAGTCCAATCGAAAGATTCCCAACCACCTCTAGCAACCAAGAAATCATCTATATCATCTATAGTTGTATCTTCATTTACAAATTCTAAGTCCCAGGTTTCATCTATGTTATTGATACCGTCTGCTGCTCTTTGTCTATATCCATCTCCAAACCCGCTTATTAAAACTTTGGGTGTAGCCTTTCTTGCTGCTCCGTATTTGGGTGTCCACGTAAAAGTTGCCATCTATATTACTCCTTATGCATAACCTTTATTAAGCATGCCCATTGGACGTTGTTCTTCCATTAATACTTCTTTGACTGCATCCTTCAACATCTTCTTATATATTCTACCTGTTCTTTCAACATCTTTAGGATCAGTCTTTCCTGAACCACCACTATTATTAACATTTACTGTATTATTAATAACTATATCTCTTCCACCACCCTTACCAAGTTGGTCATTAGGAATAATACTTCCTGATGTTCTAGGCATGAATAGTTCTGGTCCAGCTTCTCCAACCATATAAGGTTTGTATGCGGATACTGGTCCACCGTGTTGTGCTGTTGCTATACTAAAAGCACCACTTGCTACACCAGCTGCTTGACCTGCAGTCATTCCACTAGCTGCTGCTCCACCCCCGCCACTATAAGCACTAGATAATAAACTAAATATAGTTCCTAACCAACCACCACTTCCTGTTGCAGACTGACCCATAATCTGATCTATTATTTTCTTCAATCCTGCTTTTAGAAATTCATTAGCTAGATATGTTAACAAATCTTTAAACGCTTCTTTTATAGATTTAGTTCCCATAATTATTTCTGCCATTGCATCTGTAAGTCTATCTTTGGTCATATCTGAAAGATCTCGTAACACTTTTAAATTCTCATCTTCTAGTTCTCGTTTCTTAGCTTGATATATTTCATCTATTTTTTTCTTAGCTTCTGCATTATTTTTATGTAATTCTAATTGATCTTCATACCATTGTTGCAATGCTTTTAAATCTGCTTCTCTATCTTTACCAACTGCTCTAAGATATTCTATATCAAGTTCTCTTAAAGTTTTAATTGTTTCTCTTGTTTCATCTCTCATATTTCTATTTCTATCTTGATCCATTCTAATTAATTCTGCATCTATAACTAATAACTTTTCTTCCAGAGGAGTTAATTGTTTTAAACTATCTTGTGCTTCCTTAGTGTATTTTTTTAGTAAATCTAAATCTTCTTCACTCATTAATGAAAAATTTTTAGTTCCTTCTCCAGAAGGAGTAGTTGGTGTTGTTTCTTTTTTTGTAGGATTAACAGATTCTTCTGCAATATCTCCTATTTCATCCCACATTTTTTTAGTTTCTGCTATTTTTTTATTTAATTCTTCTTGTTTTATTTTTAATTTATCTTGTTGTCCAGCTAATTTTTCTGGAGCAGATAAGTTAAATTCTCCCATTCCAAGAAACGATTTAACCCAATTAGGAACTCCATCCCACATTGATCTTAAACCACTCCAGAATGCTTCTTTTATTTTGAATATAACATCATTCCAAGCATCTTCGAGTTTTACAAATAATATTTCTACTTGTCCAACCAACCAAACAAAACCAACGTGAATTGATCCTATAACATCAGATACTCCTTTTTGAAATCCTTTTATAGAATTTAACCACTGTCCAATTTCATATCCTATAGCACCAGCTGCTATAGCTCCAAAAGCCCATCTAAGAGCATTTCCAAACTTAATCCATCTTGAAGTATCTGTATATTTTTCTATAACAGGAATACCTTTAGTAAATTTTCCAGTAGCTTCATCTATATATGGTAAATAATGTTTCATTTCTCTAGTAGCATTTGCAGTAAGACCAGCCATAGATGATAAACTACCTAATATTTTTCCACCAAGAATACTTGCTCCTATAGCACCCAAAACAACAAAATTTTCAATTAGTAATCCAAAATTTCTATTAGCAACTTTTAATCCTTCATTTAAACCAGATAATCCAGAATCTTTTATAGTATTCCATAAACTCTTTAATCTATTATCAAACTCTTCTACATTTCTTGACAATTCTTCTGAAACAGCAGATTTAGTTTCATTAAATCTATCTCTTAATCCTGGAAGTATTCTTAATAATTCTGTACTTCTTATACTTAATAATTCCTGAGCAAGATATAACTTTGTGGTTGGATCAGAAACTTTATTTATTGCCCCAGCAATTTCAATAAATTGATCACTAACATTCATTTTAGATAATTTACTAACACTTAATCCAAGAGCTTCAAATAAATAAGATGCTTTTCCAACTCCTCTGCTTGCATCTTGAACATTCTTATTAACAATTTGAAATGATCTTACAAGAGTATTTAAATCAATATCTGCACCTTCTAATACTTTTCTCCATCTATCCAATTCAGAAGATGATACTCCTAATTGTGCAGAAAAGTTATTAAGTTGATCAACATATTTAAATAAATCCGTAAAAAATGATCCAATTTTTTGTGCACTAAACACTCCAGCAACAACTCCAGCTAACTTACTCCACGATGCACTCATTGCACTTGTAGAACTTTTTGTTTGAGATTCTATACCTTGTATCTCTTTCTTAGCTGTATTAGAGAAACTCTTTACAGTAGCTGTACCTTTATCATCTACCTGTAGTTCAATTTTTAGTGCCATCTTTTAAGTCCTCATTCCTTTTAGCTAAAGCTGCTGATAGATAAATCAGAATCTTTCTAAGAATTATATCCTCATCTTCTACACCAACTAAATCTATAACATACTTGATATTACCTATATTAATTCCTCCCATTCCATCTATAAAAGTATTCTGGAATTGAAATAATATATCTACTACTTCCCAGTTTTCTGGAATAACTTCTATAAAACCACATGCTACACAATCAGGAATAGTTCCTGACATCATCTCTTTTGTAGTTCTACATTCCTCACAACTTATCTTTCGCTCACTAGAGTTTCTCCAGCGGGCAACTTCGATAAGTTTTTTATTTCTTCCTCCGGTATAACTCCACTTCTTAATTCTGTAATCTTACCTGTAATAAAAGCAACTACTTCTTTATCGTATTCAAATACTATCTTCTTATTATCTTCATTACATTTAAGAGCTTTATCATCATCACCTACTATACCCTTCCAATCTAATAACGAGTAGTTGAAAATATTCCAGAAGTCTTCTGGTGAGAGGGTCTGTTCGGAAGGAAGTTTAGTAAGAGTAAATACGGTGAAAGGTCTTAGATTGAATTTAACATCGCTATCTTTATCATAGTCGAACCATTGTCCTTTAGTCTTTGATACGTTGATCTTTTTCATTGGGTTTTCCTCCACTAAAATACTTTGTTATTTGTGTAGATATTGGTAAACATAAACTACAGTCTGGTTTAATCTTGCTCATAGCTGCTCTGGTTTTGACACATTCGATGCAAGAAATTTTCTTTTCTGCCAACCATCTCAACCACAACAGCAATTCATAATCGTCTTTTTCTAGTAGTTGATTTACAAGTGAAATTGTTTTCATCGGGTTTTCCCCCTAGATATTATTTGTTAGTTATAACTTAGAGCTCCAGAACCAACTACATTCATTGTGAAAGTAACTAATCCCTTTGCTTCTGCATTAATAACAAATGAACTAATATAGCAGTTACCAGTGTAGTAATGAGTTCCATCAATATAGAATCTTAATGCTGTTTGTTCTGTACCAGCTAATACTGCTGCTCTTAATGCATTTTGTGAAGCGTCTAGGATATCTAGCATACCTTCCATAGAAGCACTCCAACTATTAATTACTGGTCTTTGCATTAACCAGTCATCACCAAACTCTGTAATATCTACAACTTCTCCATTGATAGTCAATGAAAAAGTTCTCATGCGAGCTACAGTAGTATTAGTAATCTTGATTGCCGCATCTTTACCCAAAAGTTCGCTCACGTGTTTTTCCTCCATTTGTTTCTAAAATAGAATGACAAGCCAAACAAACTGTCATCCATACTTTTGCATCCATCTGTTTATAGTTCTTTGGATTTAAACAGTTATGCATTTCTAATTTTTTATTATTAACTTTTAAACTTAAATAGTTAGAAATACCACAAACTTCACAGTATTTCTTTCCAAATAACTTTCTTGCTTTATCATGCCAATATTGTATATTCCCACCAACCCAAGCAGGATTTCTTTCGTCAAAATATTTTCCTTCTCTCCTTGATACCGACATTTTCTGTTTAGTTTCAATTCTTTTGGATTTCCTCATTTTTTCTATAGTATCTTTTTTATGTTTCTTCCCAAACATTCCATTCTTTTCACCCAAACAACTTCCAATTTTTCCTTTATTCCAAGGAATATTTCCAGTTCTAAACATCTCTTTATCCTCCAATCAGGACTAGTTTGAGAGTAAGACTATAGATTGGTATAGTCAAGAACCTGGCCAGTTCCTGTCCTCTCAACTCTAGTTCGTAAACTTTAAATTACCTGTTCCAGTTACGGTCATAGTGAAGTTAACTACATTCTTGTTTTCTGCATTTACAACATAGCTTGATATATATGCACCTGCTTCTGGTTCTGTAATTAGATCAACTTCATAACAACTAGTAGAATCCAAATAGAAATCTATAGCTGTAAGTTTAGTTCCATCTACATTAGCATCTCGCAATGTTGTTTGCTCTGTAGAATCCAAGTCTGTCATACCTTCTACTGTAGCAGTCCACCCGTTGATAACCTGAAGATTCTTAATCCAACTAGCTCCAAAAGCGGTGGCATCTACTACTTCACCATTTATTGTTAACGAGAAGGTTCTCATTCTAGCAACAAGAACTCCATCTACGTTTATAAATGCCCCTTTTCCTAAAATTTCTGACATATCTTTATCTCCTATATATTCTGGTGATAGAACACCCTAAGATTAAAAACGAACATGCTTTTCAAGTTATCTGGTGAAAAAGTAAACTCTGCTGTTCCAAATAAACTGTTGTTATAGTATGTGAAATCTGAAGAGTCTAAGAATTTCTCTAAGTCCTCAAGTAAGTCAAATAAATTTGAATAGTTACCAAGTCCCACATCTGCATAACCATATACAATAATATTCAATATCCTTAGTCTTTCTGAAGTTCCTAATTCTTCATCTTGAACTTCATCACTAGCTGCAAAGAAAGCAATAACTGGTTTCATTAATATATCATCGAAGTTAACTATACCATGGATAACTTGAGCTGGTTGTGTATTGTATCCATTTGAAGGATTGATCTTTGTTTCTATATCCGTCTTGATCTGCTCTAGTATTTCTTGTCTATCGCTCACTTTGGTACCTCTTTTTCAATAGCTAATTGTATAATATCCTTTATCTTTTCTTGATTTTTTGTAATGGCTGGAGTTAGAAAAGGGCGAGCAGGAATTGTAACTTTATCAGTTCTAACCCACTGGCCATTAACTTTAAACTGCAGCCACTTTGCTGTTCTAGGCACAATAGTCCCGCCATATTCATGAATTCTAGCATAAACAACATCGCTGCCTATAGTTCCAGTAACACTACTACCTTCTGGTTTAACAGTTGTATGAATAGATCTTCGTAACAAACCAGTTCCTACTTTTAGATTACCAGCTATTCCAAACGAAGACTTTGCTTCTTTCTCCACATAGAACATAGCATTTCTCATACCTTGAACCAAACCTTTATAGAAATCTTTTGGAAGTTCTGTAAGATACTTTATGCTTTCTGGACTTAACTTAAACTTTATATCTATCATGCTTCTACCCTTAACTTTTTGTATCTATCTAATGTAATCTTTGTAGAAGGTAACAAATCTTTTACTATATAGTTTGTAGTTCCATCTTGTGCACTCTTTGAAGAAACATCTAAATCCTTTCTGTGTTTATACTTTCTAACTACTTCTTCAATACATGCTTGTTTCAAATCTAAGGGTATAGTATCATAACCAGCACTGTATTCAATTTTGATACTTTGTTCAGCTATAGCGAATAATCCATCATAAACTATATATCTTTTATCTACTATTCTATAGTCATCTTCTCCAATAGTAGTATCGCTTCCCCATACCCAATCAATATCTTCATTAATTTCATCAACTGAATTAATTGGATAGTTTCTTGGGAATATATATCTACTTCCATGTCCATCGTGATATTCTATATAGTTCTTTGTTTTAAACTGTTCTACTCCACAGTAATTTGCAAAGAGAACACTAACATTATTGATTAGAGATTCAAATAAGCTTTCATCAGGTTCAGCAGTAGCACCCAATCCTAGAAAATCTTTAACATCCGCTACTGTTGATAGAGCATAAGTTTCTAGACTCATTCTTATCTCTCCTTACTTTCTGTATGATACTTGGTAGATTTGTTTCTTTTACTTCTTTACTTGAACACTTTGGGCACGAATCCAACTTGCTGAGCATTAATTGTCCACAACTATTACAAATCCAAACTGGTTTCTTTTCTAGCATGTTAACCTTTTGGAGGTAGAACCATTTCTAGTCCTACCTCCATAGTTATTCAGTAACTATTATAATGTACCCATTCTCACGAAGGCACTTGTAAATTTTGGTTTTCCATCCCATCTTTGAGCAAATCTAAATCTAACTTGATAGGTTGTGAATAAACCATAAGGATCCATTGCTAATGTCATGTCACCAAGTCTACGACCAATAATATAGTTCTTTAGATTTCCAAATGAAATGAAATCTGCACTTGTTGAGTCTGTAGAAGGTGCTGCATCACTTAGGATATATGGATATTCGTAAATAGTTCCAGGAACACCACCACCTGGATTTGCAAAGATTGGTTGACCTAAACTATCTTTGATAGTTCTAACATAGTGGAATACCTTTCTGTGCATAACAAATTTTGCACCAGCTGTTTTGTTATTTGCCATCATGCTGATTGCTTCTGAAAAGTCTTCTGCAATCATATCTGCATAGCTAGTTCCTGCACCTGCATTGAAAGTAACGTCATTAGCTGTACACACATCAAAGATACCATCAAATACATTACCATTTAATACTTCACTATCTAGTCTTTGACCAATAGCTTCTGCAAATAGACCTGTTAACCAAGATACAACGTCAATTTGAGCGTCGTCTAACATTTCTTTTGATGCAATTGAATATGCACCAAATCTAGTTGGTTGTAACACAACTTCAGTAACTGTTGGTTCGCTTTCTGAGTTTGCAACTGTTTCTGCAGCTGTATCAACTGTAACTGTAGTAGATTCTGCAGGTAGTCTTAGGGTATCTGTTCCCATATCCATAACATCGCATTCTGTTAAGCAGAATGAATTTAGTCTTGCTAGTGCTAGAATACCACCAGCATATTCTTCTGGTACTAAATAACCACCCTGACCAGCTGTAGTTTCTTCCATAGCTGCTTTTTGAATAACATCAATAACGAATTTTGCATATCTTTCTTTTAACTCTTCGTCTGCAAATTTAACTTGCATTCCTTGTTTTGCTAAATTGTAACCTTTGTAGATACTAATTCCTTTGCCTGCACCGGTTGGTAGAACCAACTTTTGAGCTGGCATTGATTCTAGCTTCTCTACTTTTTCTTTTAAACCTTTGTTGTCTTCTAGAGCTTTAGCAATTTGCTCTTTAGTAATTTCTTTTTGTTCCTTGATTTCGTTTCTAAGTGGTTCAATTATTTCTGTAATCAAACCCTTTAGTTGTTCCACATAGCTTTTATCAGCCATTGTTTTAGTCTCCTTTTATAGTTATTTTACTAGTCCTTTGATAACATCTTTACAATACTCTTCAAAAGAAGACTCTTGGGAATGATCCTGGGTCTCGTTCGACCGATCTTCCTGAATTTCCATGAAGATTTTATCTATATAACTCTCTATATTATTTTGTTCTTGTTTTTCTGGAGTTTTTGACTCCATCTTTTGTTCGACAACTTCCTTTCTATTAGTGTTCTCCAAACTTTTTACTAAGTCATCTATCTTGTCATTCAATATAGATAACTCTATTAGTATACTCTCTTGAATATCAACTTCTCTTCCTTCCATTTCTTGTTCTGTATCTTCAATCTCTTTTTGAAGTAACTCTTCTTGAACTTTCTTTAAAGATTCATTAATAGAATCAAACTCTGTTTTATCAATAGCTTTATCTTCAAATGCTTTCTCAATACCTTTTACGGTTACTGCAACTGCTGATGTATTAGATGGTAAAGGAACTGCAGAAATTTCTATTAGTTCAGACTTATTGAAAACATATCCTCCATTCTTTTCATCAAACATAGCTTCTTTCACATCTGGTCTGAAACCCATGCTGAATGAATTAATATATCCTCCAGCAAACAATTTGTATATAGTTTCTGCGAAAGGATATGTTTCAGCTTCTACAAACTTCATTTTGAATTTAAGATCCTTATCTTCCTTCCATATCTTTGTAGCTTTCCCAATAGGAGGTGAAGAATAGTCATGTGCCCAAAGAATTAGAGGATTCTTCTTGAAGTTTTTTAAATCAATACCATCAACCATAACTACGTCACCATCTCTATCAACTATCTGACTAGTAGCTATTCCTTCTAGAGTTCGTTCCTCTTTATCTGAAGATTTAACTTCTAGACTGAAATATTTAGTTTCCATGTTTATTTCTCCTACAGCCTTATCTTTATTATCATACAAAGAACTACAGACAGCAACAGCTTGATCTTGTTCTTTACCTTCATCTATTAGTTGAGGAATACATCTACCCATGAACTCTTCTTTTGACTCACCATCATGTGGTTTTGGCATTAGTGTTTACCTCTCTTCTTTTTTGAGTTCTTACTTGAACCTTGAGAAGTTTTCTTTTTCTTATTCTTACGTTGCTGTTCCTCTCTATCTAAATACCCATCATTCTTTTTCTTTTTGGCCATTGCTTTGTGCTCCTAATCTCTCTTGTCTCTCTTTATCTAATACTGCTGCTAGTGTTGATAAATTTACAAACTCTTTTATAGCTTTAGGTGACCTGAAGTTTCTTTCTAGTATCTCATATACTTCATCATCAATAATAACTTTACTTGGCATATTAGTCTCCTAAATAAATTTTTTTGCAGCAGTATAATAACCAATCCAATACTGCTTATTCCTAGTTGTTTTTGAATGACAACCATGACATAATGGAATTGTATTTTCTTTTCTATTGTCGTTGTGTTTATAGTTAATATGGTGAACATCTAATATGCATCCAAAAAGATGTAAACACAACATATTTGTTATACCACATTGAAAACAAGCATTATTATATAAATTTCTAATTCTTCTATTAAAAGCAGTTACAGTATTTATATTTTTTTCAATTAAAGAGTCTTTAACTTTCTTACTAGTTTCAGGATTCTTCATTGGATTTTGTTCACCCATCATTCTATCTCTATTAATTTGTTTCTGAATATTCCACTTCTCAGGACTAGTTTTAGATTGATGTCTATCTTTTAGCTTCTGTATATATTCTGGATTCTTATTCCTTTCAATAGCTGATAATCTCATCTTTTCTTTTGTTGCTTCACTTCTTTTTTGTCCAATTCTAGGACTAATTGCTTTTTTTCTAAAATCTGGATCTTTCCATCTTTCTTTTATTTGTTGACTCAATAAAATATTCATTTTTAGAACTCCTTTTATTTTTTGTTCTAAAAATAAATAAAGTGTAGATGCTATTCATTTGTAATGGGGATCAAGCAACAATGACAGTTGATTACTTGATCCGCACTTCCGCTTCCAGGTTCCATTTGTCCATTTTGGAATGGTTCATCTATTGGTATTGAGCCCTGTGCTGCATTTTGGAAGTGTTCTTCCCGTTCAACTGCTCCTATCCATGCTTTCTTTGGAACACCACCTTCTTTGTATTCTTTAAAAGTTGCTGTATTCATCAAACATCCAACTTCTGTTTTAGCAATTGTATTTGCTCTAGCAGTTGCGAAGTTATAAACTTCCTTTATACTTTCTGCTATACTAGATATAGAGTCTCCTGCTTTCATTCCTTTATGAACCCTATTCTTAATTTGAGCAAAGATAGTATCTTCTATTCCAGCTAACAAATTAGCTCTTGAATTAATAACTACAGTATCTAGAATAAAGTCTCTTGAATGACCTAGTAACTCTATGGCCATTTTACCAGATGTTTCCATAATATCTGCCATTAATGGAACAGTCATTTTAATCAACTTCTTTTTTTCATCACCAAATATATTTAAAGCTTCTATTAGCATTTGTTCTTCAACTATATCTTTTGTATGGTTATCTAAAATAGATAATATCTTTCTTCTTTGGTCAAAGATGTGTCTTTTAACCTTAGAATGAAACTGTCTTTCAAAGTTATTTCTTATTCTATTGAAGTTTCTATGATAACTTTTTGCCATTTCTGGAACTTCTAATTTAACTTCTTTTACTTCTATACTTTCAATATCCGAAATATATTCCTTCTGCGGAGTTACTTCTGTAGTTGAGTCTTCACCAACTTCAACTAAATTAATAGGTAGTCTTCTAACATCGCCATCTGGTTCTGTTTCTTCAGGCATACCTAGTTGTAATCTTTCATTAATCTCGTCCCTTGTATAACCTAGACTCAATAATCCAGCTGCACCAGTAATCTTTGTATTAATATCTTCTTGTAGTTCACCAATACTAGCAAAGTCAAATTGACATTCTAAACCTGGGAACTTCAACATGAAAAAGTCTGAATTTAGTTTCTCTTGGATACGAATTAATAATGGTTTAACGGTATTCTTCCAAAATACTTGACTTTGTGCTTGAGCTGTAGCGAAATTAATATCTTCAGTATAACCAGCAACTGTCTTAGGAACACCAAAGATAGATAGAACTTGATCCCTTGTAAACTTTCTACCTTCCAAGAATTCCATTTCTCTTTGTGTAAACTGAACTCTATTATAAGTCATTCCACCTTTCAGGAACGCTGTCTTGTGAGCATTCTCTGCACCTTGCATGCCTTGGTTCCATTGTTTCTTCAATGCTTGTAGTTCAGCATCCGTAATAGGTTTATCTTTATCAATAGTAATAACTCCATCTGGACTTGCACTATTAGCAAAGAACTTTCTATTATACAAAGCTGCTAAGTGATCTCCTTCCAGTTCCAACTTCACTGGATCTAATGGAGACAGTCCTCTATAACCTGCTGTAGTAAAGAAAGTGAAATGAGTTATATCTGATTCAGGAATCTCTTGTTTACCATTCCATATCCATGAGGTCACAACGCCATCCTTATCTACAACGTGTTTCATGAATTTTGGATTGAGAGAATAGATTTCTGCTGGATATGTAGATGTTCCTGCTTGCATTCCTACACTTGGAGAAAAGTAAAGAAAAGCTTCACCGGTTATATATAAAAAGGATATTAATGATTCCCATAACTCAAATCTAGATTGATATGGATTGGGAATGTTGAATAATCTTACTAGCTTATCAGTATCAGGAAGTGGTTCTTCACCTCTATAGATTAATAATGGACATTGAGCAGATGTTACAGCTAACATAGATACACACTTATGGACTAGATAGTTTTGACTATATGGGGATGTTAACTTATTTGGTTGCTCTAGATAGTTCAACTCTCGTATACGTAGAAAGTCTTCTGACCAACCTTTCTTTACTAGATTTTGATATATCTGCTTAATCTTTTCAAGCATTGATTAATTTCTCCTGTAGTAGGATACACGTAGTATACTATAGTTATTTGTTCTTGACCCAGAACTATTCTAGAATACAATCTCCAGTTTATCCTCTCCTTTACCCCAGTTAGTAAATAAAGCATACCTCATTGGGTCAAGTAAGTGATCAGCAAACTTTACGGGTTCTTCTATAACATTACCATTTTTATCTTTTTTATATGAATATGTTTGAAGTTCTTTAATTAAATTAATAGAACTTTCATGAATATAAAGTTTATGTCTCTTACAAAAATCAATTCCCAAATTAACATCTTTATTACTAGATCTAGCAAAGAATCCAGCTCTTTGAATTTCTTCAATTCTTTGTGGTTCTGCTGAATCACAAAATATACAATCCCTATCTCTTTTGCTTTCAGGAATTATATCTTCTAACTTTCCAATTAAATCTTGATTTGTTAATTTCTTTTCATAAAGAATTTCTTTTATATAAAATTCATTATCTTTAATTGAAACTTCAACAACTCCAGTTGGTGCTACAAATCCGAAGTCAATTCCATAACATGTTTCTTTAAATTTAGTTGGCCAATTCTTATCTTCAACTATAGTCCAATTCTGATAAATAAGATCAAGTAGTTGCCCCCACATTCCTTTTGCATAGATAGAATATAAATTCTCATCCTGTTCTTTTAATCCTTCAAGAACTTTTTTATATACATTATCTAAAAATCTATTATCATTATATGTTGATAAATGAATGTTGCAACTCTCTTTTTGTTTTTGAAAGAATGTTTCATAAACCCAAGATAGTTTTGAAATTGGATTACAACTAAGACAAATCTGTTTATAACTTGGAGTTTGTCCTCTTATACGCAAATCTAATTGAATAAAATCACCAACATTAAACTCTGTACTTTCTTCTAACCATGCAGATGTAAGTCCTGCAATACTTTTAATTTTAGCTTCATCATCCATTCCACCACACATTATTTCTGAATCATTAATAAATTTAAATGTAAGATCAGAATGGTTAATATCAACTATATCTTTAATATTCCATTGATAAATTAGATCTTTAAATAAAGTAAATACCGACTTCTTACAAGCAGGTGAAGTTTTACGTAAAGCTAATATTCTGTGTTTAATTCCTTTTCTCATCCCAAGTAATATTCTTAATAGAAATTTTTGAGCTATAAACCAAGACTTTCCAGATCCAGCCCCTCCAAGAAAAACTTCATATCTACTTTTATCTACAAGTAATGGATAGAAAGAATCATTAATAATATTATGTAGTTGTGATAAATCCAAATTTAGTTGCATTTATTTTACTTCCACAAATTATAAAATTATATAAATTTTGCCAATATTCTCTATTAAAATTTGCTGTACAGTTACAAGATACACATATAGTAATTAAATTATCAAGATGACAATCTTTTTTATTATAATTTATATGATGAATTGTTAGACCTTGATTATATACTTTAAAACTTAACATCTCTGTTATACCACATCTTTGACAAGTATGATGATCTCTATCTTTAATTATTTCTTTAAAATATTTGTCTCCCCATATATTACAATACGGTTCAAAAGCAATTCCTCCTTTCCAATGACAACTATTTGGTCCTGATATTCTTGCTAAATATTCTGGTGTATTAAAAACTTTTTTTAATTTAATAGATAATTTTTCTCTAGATCCTGATTTATACATTGGATTTTTATTATCTGATATATCAGAATGATTTTGCGACATTTTTTTCCTAACTTCTAATCTTTTTGCTGGATTTTTTT